AATATATGTGCACACTTGTGTTCTTGAGGTATTTCAGAATGCTCAGTATCAAGGATGTTAGTGTCTGGATGAGCCCAATCAATCGTGAATAAGTATTTTCCATGATAAAACTTTTTATCGATACCCATATATTTTCCATTTAAACCATCCAACCAATCAAAACAATGAACACTAGGCCAATAACTAAAACAATTCCATAATTCCAATTCTTGTACTGACATATCTGGAACTTGATATCTTTCAAACTCTTTTTGAAAAAACGCTGAGATAGGTAATCTCCAGTAACATGCACCATTTGGAAGCATAATGTTAAATAGTAAAGCACGACCTGAAATGGAAGTAAGACCAAAGATAACACAGTCATTACTTTGTTTTTTATATTTTTCGTCCATATCATAAAGATACTCTTTTCTTACTTTACAATATATTGGAGGTATGTTTGCGTTCAGATAAGCCATGTTTATATTTTTCCCTCCAATAATTTTTTCTTTCTAAAAGTCTAATACGTTTTTCTAATTTATCAAATCCTAAAAGTTTTTTTAATAAGTATATCATTATTCAAGTATTAAAGATTTGATACTTTTTCTCCCTTTGTATATTTCTGTCTCAGCTTTGCCCTTATAGCACTTGTAAGACACAGATTCTGAATACTCCCTTTCAGCATGACGCTTGCCGCGAAGGCACGCAGCCATATTTTTTTGAATTAAGTGCTCCTTGATCTCTCCGTTTACAAACATCAGCAGGGCCACTATAGACTCAATCATATTTTCTCGCGTATATTAAAATTGATAAAACTAAAACTGAAACAACTATACCTATAAAAAATAAACCAATCATTGTCCGTTACCGTTTGTGTATTTCATTTCACGATTAGCATCTTTTAACTTTTCGATGTCTACTAAAACTTTATCCATCTGCCCTCGTAAAAATTCTATATTAACTTTGTTTAGTGCCATATTTTCTATATGTGAATTTAATTTATCCGTGGTTTTATAAAGATCCTCGATCATCATAAATTGCTCAGAATCAGCGGGCAATGAACCTAGTTGTCCACGTGGCCACTTAATTCTAAACTCTGTGTTTTCTTGTAAATCTTTTTCCATTAACTGAAGTCTAGTGTCAGCTATGTTTAGTCTCTCAACAATTTGAAAATAGCCCATCGTGCCTAGTGCTACAATGATAATCAAAGAGGCAACCGTCTTCATTGGCATTTGGACGGCTGCCTCCTCAGATATGTTGAGTGGTTTTCTATTCATAAATTATGACCAAAGCCAATCTTTGACTTTTTTGAATGGCCAACAGATTATATTCCAAACCCATTTAATAACTTTTTTTACCATATCATTATCCTCCTTTATAATCGGATGTGTGCAAGTTCTACAATTGCAATCATTCCCGATACATTGGTTAGTGTTAATATAGGGCCCAACTCCTTTACAATGACAAGGATGTAAACACAATGTACAATTTAGCACTTCCATCTTCTTCTTGCCTGTCGTATTCTTGAGTTAGGATCATTTCGTGTTTTTGCAGATGCTCTTTTTAATTGTCCAAGAGATCTTGCGCAGTAAGACTTTCTACGTTTTGCAGCTTTAGATCCTTTTTTAACTTTGCCTGTTACAGCTGTTTTTAATTTTGATCCTGGGTTTGCTCTTCGATATGCAGCAACACCAGCTCTTGTCATTCCAGCACCTTTTTCTGTAGGTCTAAAATTCTTTTTATTTCTAGCAGGCATCACATCACCACCTCTTGAATAACCCATCATTTCAAGTCCTGTTTTCATACATTTTACGTAAACGTAATAGTTACTCCAGCAGTTCCTGCAATAGTTGCATGTATACCGTCTTCAAATAAAATACCAGAACCTGGTAAATACATATCTAAACCTTCTTCACCAAAAAGATAAGTAGCAATAATTGTGCCTGTAGCACCACCAGTTCTAAATATAATAGAGCCACTAGTACTATTACCTTTTCCTTGAATAGATGTAAGTCTTGCTCTTCTACCAGTAGGAACCATTTGTTCTGTGCTTGTAGAATGTTTAACCGACTGGTCTGATGTAAAACTTCCGCCTCCACTCATAACTATCCTGGGTTAGATGTTGTCATGTTAGGTCCTGAATATTTATCTGTCAATAAAGTTACCGCTGCAACATTTGTTACTGTTGAAGCAAAAATACCTTTTGGAAATAAGATACCATCTTCAGGAAAATTAAAATTAATTACATCACCTGTAGGAACATCAACTGTTAATAAATTAGTTCCCCCTGCTTGGCTAGTTGTATTTAAAACAACAGATCCTGCTCCGCCACCGTTCGATGCAACAACAATTCCTCTAAGTCTTACAGGTTGCGCTATAACAGCTGTAGCACCTGCTGCTGTAAATCTTGTTGCTTGTATATCACTTTTAAAAGCCATAAATTCTCCTAGTTCGTGGCTCCCGAAGGAGCCACTAGTTTATTATTATTGAGAATCAAAAGGTGTAGTTACTGTACCATCACCAATCAATAAACCTTCAACTAAATATTTATTTGCTGCAATTGCAGTAAATTTTATTCTTGAACCGATTAAGCCACCTGTAGTTGCATTACCAGCTCCAGCTTCTCCATTTAAATTTACTTCATTGTTTGCTGCTGCAGGCACGAAAAATGCTTTTGCAACCGCAGTGTTGTCAACACCAAGTGAGACTCCACCAACAAATTTATCTGCAGTGTTTGCAGTTTTAATTGTACCAGTGAATTCATCTATGAAGATTAGTTCAAAAGTTGTTCCAATTGTACTTGCGTTATTTGGATCACTTCCTGGTCCTGCCGATGCTGCATCTGCTGTAGATACTATTGAAGGAATAGTAATTGCAGTAGGTGTTCCAACTGGATCCATAGTTAATACTCTACCTGCATGTTCTGCAACAGTTAAATCAGTTGCAGCTGTTAGTGCAGGAACAGCACCTGGGCCAATAGATTGAAAACCATTTCTCGATCTTACTGGACCATCAAAAGTAGTGTTTGCCATAATATTCTCCTTTGTATAGCGTTAATATGTTGTCTCTATACCGTCTGCCTAGTCAGTCAACATATATTATTATTCTAGGTCTTTCTATTATACATAAAAAAAGGGGCGATGTGAACACCGCCCCTTTATGAAATACTGTTAAGTATTTAAGCTATTATGTAGGTAAGTTTCCGTTACCAAATACACATCTTGGATCAGAGAATCCAAAAGAGTATCTTTCTCTAGCTTTGAATCTTACGTTACCAGTATCGAAGTCACCTTCCATAGCAGTTTTGATTGGTGCTCTAACGAATTGTTTGAATCCATTAGGAACATCAGTCATTAAGAAATACGAGTCAGTATCAGTTAGGAAGTTGTTTACAACATACCCTTCTGGAACCATTCCCATGCTTCTTACCGCGTTGATATCGTTATCAGCTGTACTTGTTCTCATTGGAGATTTCATAATACGCTCTGCAGTAAATTGTAATTCTTTTGGAATTATCATTTTTCTACCTGTAGTAGCGATTCTTAAACCTCTTTCGTCAACAAACCCAGCGATGTCGATTAACGACTGCTCAAGTGAAGTTTCGTTAAGGTCTGCAGCTACAGCTAATACATTCGAGAATGTACCTCCTGTTGCTAGTGGGTGGTTGTTCGCGATTAACGGAACACCGTCACCACCAAGCACTCCAGCTTTCTGCGCGTTGTTTAAAACGTTAGCAGCTTTAACTTGCTTCGTGTTTGCCATAGATCTTGCAAGAGCTCTTGTGTATCTTGCAGCTAATCTATCGTAAAGGTTATCTTCGATTGCTTCTTCAGTGATAGCAAATGCTAAAGCGATTGTTTCGTGAGTGTATCTTGCAGTGAACGTTTCGTTCGCTTGATCGAATACTACTCCAGCACCTTCAGCTTTTACTGGTGCCCCTGCGAAACCACTTAACATTACTTCTTCTTCAAAAGCTCTGTCAGATGTTTCAGTAGCGAAAATCTCTGCGTGTTGATTTTCGTATCTGTTATATTCCAGGCCAAATAGTGCATTCAAACCTGGCTCTAGTTCTTTAACTAGTTGTGATCGTGATATAGCCATATTCTATTACTCCTATATACCTGTTCCACTTCTGTAGAAGTGTTTGTTGATTCTAACAAGAATATTTCCATTA